CATATCCTGATATCCAATGGGGAGGTCGCTCATGACAGTAGTTGCACAAGAACAGGAAACACAAATGGCAGAATTTGGCACAGGTAAACAACAAATTAATCCCTCAGATTATAGTTGTCAAATTCTTTTAGAAAAAACTACTCTCGACGCAGCCAACGACAAATCATTCCCCAATGATGCCAGACTCATCTGGTATATTGTTGATGGTGTAGAGTATATTGATTTGACTAGGTGTAAAAAGACTGTCAATTTATTTGACATGTATTATGATAAGTATGGCCCTGGTGCAGTTCAGAAAATTGGTTTTGGATATGGGACAGTAAACCCCAAACTGTGGGGATATAAAAAACCTGATGACAAGAAAAAGAAATGAGTGGAGAATTTAGAGGTTTCTCTGATGATAAAGATGGTAATGTTAGATTTACCATCAATGCAGATGAAATTGGCAATATCATCAAGAGTTATAAAAAGTTGAAGAAGTATAAAAAATCTTCAATATATCAAATTGAAAAACTTTCGGGCAATCAAACCAAAATTGATAAATTAGTTGATGAATATGGTATTGATTCTGAAGCAATAGAATAAATACAACAGTTGACTTATTGAAATTTTGTCTTTAATATGCTATGAACTACAAACCTTACTCACAGGAATGGCACAGGTACAGATACCTCAAAGAAGCGGTTGATAAGTACCTTGATGATCGTGTTAATCCTAGTATTATTATAGATGATATTCGTGATGTGCTTCATTTGCGTTCTGAAGCAGCGTATCAGGAGTTTAGTAGAATCAATCAACTAGAACATTATCTGTCGGACAATTAATATGCTATCTACTCAATACAGACTCCGACTGGAGTTTATTTGTAAGAAGATTGCAAATAAGGAGGAAGTAAAACTAGAAGATATGATCTGGGCAGAAAAACTTGCCAAGTCACATACTCTTGCTAGGGATTGGCTACAGAAAGCAAGACGCCATGCTTCTCAAGATATTCAAGAAGGTAGTATGGATGATTTTATGAATAGGATGGGATTAGGTGACCCCGACCCATCCAATCATAGAACGGGGTTCGGTTCTGCTGATGAAATTGTAGACTGGTTCAAACAGGATAAACCTGATGATTGGAGACAAAGGGATTGATTATGGAAAAACTTACACCTGAAACTTATGAAAAAATGAACGAAGAGTTCATTAGAGAAGACACAAATTTTAGGTGGATTGTTCCTACACAAGAACAAATTGATGAGTGGCAAAACAATGACGCACTATGATTATCAAGTCATCGGTAGTGATGGAAAACTTCATAACTACATATGGGACGATAAGCAATCAAAAATGGTTGAAGGTAAAAGAGAAAAGAGTGTTCCCTGGTGGAGACTTCATCGTATTGCAGAAGAATTGGGTGGTGAACTAAAAAGTTATACCATTCAAGATAGTCGTGGTAATGTCACCAGAAAAATCTCAATCGAGTACAAGGAGGAAGAATGACTGCGGTAATTTACTCTAATGGAAGCCAAGAATGTGAGAGAATGGCATCTCTTTTGAAGTCTCTTGGTGGTGAGTTTCTTGAATACAAACTCAATGAACACTTTACTCAAAGAGGATTTGAATCAGAGTTTGGTAAGGATGCTGAATACCCACAAATCAACATTGGGTTTAGGCACGTTGGTAGTATGAAAGAAACTCTCAACTTTATGAAAGAGGGATGTTTGTGTAAACTGTATCACATTATACAAAACTACTTGACTATATAGTATACAAGGTCTATAATAGACCTACGTTCATCCACTTCGGTGGACGCAAGTAAGTCGCGGAACGGAGCGTTCATCCCATGTTTGATCTTTTACTTTATGCTTCTATAAGTTGTCAAGATGCTACCAAGATGATTGGTCGCGTCGAAGCAAATGAAGACATGGCTGAAATTATCAAAACAGAGATTGTTGAAACCTTAAAGGAATCAACACCTCACTGTGAATGGGACGCAAACGACTGAAGGAACGGGTTTTAATTAACTCATTTCTTTAGGAGACCTACAATGAACACACTCAACATGATCAAGAAGCAAATCGAGAAGGCATCTGCACTTCACGACGCACAAATTCATATGACATCCTATCGTGGTGTTCAGTATGAGTGCAAGCAAGGTGAAGGGGAAACTCATGGCACCTTCTGCTATCGTGGTCATACTTACAACAAGTGATTGACTTACTAATCAAATATTGTTAGAATGGGAGGGTAACCTCCCATTTTTTATGGAAAGAGACAAACTTAAATTAATAGTAAGGAATCTCAAACTTCTTGTGGAAGCATTAGAGAGTGAAGTATTCTCTGATGTGGATGCATACAAGACAGAAGAAACTTCTGCAAACTACATAACCGATTACGACGAAGTATTTGATGATGACGACTATGACGATAGTGCGACTAATCGTATAAATAATTTATACAGATTAGTCAATGACGATGATGGAGATGGATTATAGGATACTTGATGAGTATCCTCAATATAAAATATATCCAGATGGAAAAGTTTATTCAATTAAACTTAAAAAATATATTAACGGGCATAAAAACAAAAGAGGATACTATGCTTTTACCTTGTATGATTTAAAAGGAAAAAGAAAGCATAAGGGACTACATCAACTTCTTGCTATGGCATTTATTTCAAATCCAAAGGGATATGAAATAGTCAGGCATCTTGATGATGACAAAGATAATAATTCTTTGTCTAATCTAAAATGGGGAACAATAAAAGAAAATATTGAAGATGCCATTAAGAATAATGTTTTTAAAATGCCAGACAACTCCAGAAAGTGGTTGGTTAAATCTCCTAGTGGTGATATAATAGAAGTTGAAAACCTTTCAAAATTTTGTTCTGAAAATAATCTATCAAAACAAAATTTACATAAAACATACAAGGGTAATAGAAATCATCACAAAGATTATAAATTGTTGAAAATGTTATGAGTCAAGAAGTTAAACTTATCAGCGTTACGCCAGACGCAGAGAAGCACATGGCTTACTGTGCCCGTGTTTCTAATCCAAATAACCAAGAGAATGAGAAGTTCTCTGGTCTGCTCAAGTATTGTGTGAAGCATCAACACTGGTCGATCTTTGAGCAAGCATTTATGACTCTGGAGATCAATACCACCAGAGGAATCGCAGCTCAAGTGCTTCGGCACCGTTCGTTCACATATCAAGAGTTTTCCCAACGCTATGCTGATTCTTCCTTACTCGCGGAGAAGATCCCTCTACCTGAACTACGCCGCCAAGACACCAAGAATCGTCAGAATTCTATTGATGATATTGATCCGTTTGTCCGCCAGGAGTTCCAGATCAAAATGCAAAAGCACTTTGACGAAGGAATGAAACTCTACCAAGAGATGCTTGACGCATCGATTGCAAAGGAGTGTGCTCGGTTTGTATTGCCCCTGGCCTGCCCCACAAGGATCTACATGACGGGCTCTGTGAGGTCATGGATCCATTATATTGATTTGCGCTCGGCCAACGGCACACAGAAGGAGCACATGGACATTGCACTGGGTGCTAAGAAGATCTTTATCGAACAGTTTCCTGCTGTTGCAGAGGCAATGGAATGGACGTAAAGATTATCGATAACTTTCTCGATATCTTTGATTTTAGAACTGCGACTGCTAAACTAAATTCACAGGATGAAAGTTCTCCTTGGTATGTTCATTTAAGTAATGGTGAAGATACCAATGCTTTTTTGGCAAGGTGGTTGAACCAAGATGAGTTCTTCACCAAAAATCTTTTTAATCAAGTAAAAAGACATTTAGATGAAGACTATAAACTTGAAAGAGTTTATTGTAATGCACAATGGCATGGTAGAGAGGGAGAACTTCATACAGATAATTGTGATGTAACTGCCTTATTGTTCCTCCATCATTATAAATATGGTTGGGGAGGATTCACTGAAATCCTTACAGATCCACCATGCGTTATTCAACCAATTCCCAATAGATTAATTATCTTCCCTGGAATGGTTGAGCATAAAGGTTATTCGTTTGCATATCAGCATTGTCCAATGAGATTGTCATTGGCATTTAAATTAAATAAACAGTAGGAAATTTGAGTTCATGGCTACATATCCTGTAATTAACAAAACAACTGGTGAACAAAAAGAAGTAAAACTTAGTGTTCATGAATGGGATCAGTGGAAAAAGGATAATCCTGAATGGGATAGAGACTGGAGCGATCCATCCACCGCACCTTATAGTGGGGAGATTGGAGAGGTCTATGACAAATTAAAGAAGTCTCATCCAGGTTGGAATGATGTACTTCGTAAAGCATCTAA